CTCCTATTCTGCATTTTGGCATGGAATTTGTGAATGCAAGATTTATGCCAAGTTTCATAAAGAAAACTGATACAATATCAGTAACTTAACAATAAAAAATGTAATAAAATCAATAGGTTTTTCTTAACAACTTGGTAAAAATTGGAATTTTGACAAGATTAAAGATAAAAACTATCTTTTTTGAGTGTCGGCATGCCACAGCCACTCCCCCCGTACCACGTTATATGCATGTACAAATACACAGATTAGGAAAATCAAGTGTTAACCACAAGAGAAAGTGATAAAGTTTATGAAATAAGTATGCCTAATAATTAGGCAATTACATATGGTGGGTCATCATTTTAACTGTATTTGACAAATGAATGAATTTATGCTAAAACTAGGTTACAATTAAAATGTTAACATTGAAAATGTTATATACAATATAATATAAATAACATTTATAATGTGTTTTAACAATTACCTATACTAAGAACAGTAATTTCCTATACTAGTAACGGTTATTCTTATTGCAACCCTACGTAAATACATAAACCATTGACAATGAGAAAAAAATCAGTAAAACTATATACAGATAATGTGTTAAAAAACTTTTATCATGCTGTCCGTACTAATAAATTAGATAAATTACATATCCCCCACAGTGATGTCTACTACGTAAGAGCAGCAATTCATGCTCGTAGTGGCAAAAAGTTCCCTCTTCAGCATGTCGAAAGGATCATGAGAGAGATGGGGTGGAAGGATACGTAAATGTACGAGCTATTTGTGCTTGCGTGTTTAACAGCGAGTAACAATATGTGTGTAACACTAAAGGATTTGTATGGTCCTTACGATAGTCACGATAAATGTTTATCAAGAGCATATGAAATAGCAGTAGGAATGCCTACACATATGCCAAATTACTACCCTAGAAGTTACAAGTGTGTAGATATGATATGGAATAAGGAAGAAAAGACCCCAACAACATGGCAACCAAACGTAAAAAGGGTGGATTAAAAGGATTTTCTCAAAAAAGTGGAGATATGAGATCCACAAAATCGGGTGCAGGTATGACTGCCAAGGGTGTAGCCAAATATAGAAGGCAAAATCCGGGAAGTAAGTTAAAAACTGCAGTAACTGAGAAAAAACCTACAGGGAAAAGAGCTAAGAGACGTAAATCATTTTGTGCTAGAAGTGCAGGACAGATGAAAAAGTTTCCAAAGGCAGCTAAAGATCCTAATAGTAGGTTAAGACAAGCTAGAAGAAGATGGAGATGTTAACATGGCTAAAGAAAATTTAAAAAAACCAACTGCTAAACAAGTCGGAGTAAAAAAATTACCAGAAAAAGTGCGTAATAAAATGGGTTATATGAATAAAGGTGGAACAATGAAAAAATCTAAAATGATGAATAAGGGTGGGGCTGCTAAAAAGTCTAAAATGATGAATAAAGGTGGAGCTGCTAAAAAGTCTAAAATGATGTACAAAGGTGGTGCTTCAATGAAAAAATCTAAAATGATGAATAAAGGTGGTGCTTCAATGAAGAAGAAGACGAAGTACATGTCAAAAGGTGGTGCGACTAAAAAAACAAAGTACATGTCAAAAGGTGGTGCTGCGAGACGTAAGTAATGTCTTATCTTATTAGTAACGTACCTCACTTTAAATGTTGGGTACGTAAAGAGTTTACAGCCAATCATCAAAAATACCATGGTGAGTTTCTTCACGCTATAGCTTTTGCTGTTAACACTATACCTGATAGATCATTGAGCTTTCAAGTAGTCTTTACAGGTTGTGATGAAGATGAGAACATTCATGGTGGTGCTATGTGGGCAAGAATGCCAATACAAGCACTTGTAGCTGACATACCAGTTGATGAATGGGCAGAACCTATGGAAGATCACCTATGTCAACCGTGGGATTGTGAGGCTAGAAATCATAGCGTCATTGTTATGGATAGAGTCAGTTCATCTCCTTGGCTCTGTAAAATAGATAATAAATTCTATACTGCAAGATACATGTTCACTGTTGACTACACAGAGAGTGAAATAGCAGATGATCCAGCACAACACAAACAATCTCACGTGTTGTATCTTTTAGATGCGGGTCAGTGGACTGGGAATATCGTTGCCTTACCTAACAATAGAGTTAGAGCAACAAGTCCAGCATTATGGGTTACTGGAGAAGGTGCTCCTGACTTTGCTCCATCACAATGGCTACATTCAGCAGAGTCACATGAATCTTATCTAGACCCCCATACAACTTTTAATAACTTGTACAATGACACAACCAAAAAAAAGAAATTATAAAAAAGAATATAAGAACTACCACGGTAAACCTGAACAGATTAAAAGAAGAGATAGCAGAAATGCAGCTCGTAGAATTTTAAAAAATAAAGGGGTAAACGTTAAAGGTAGAGATGTTGCACATAAAAATGGCAATCCTAAAGATAATAGGGTTGCTAATTTAACAGTTAAGCGTGCATCACAAAATAGGTCTTTTAAAAGGACTCGTAATGCGAAAAAGAAAAACAAGAGGGCATAATGGCAAAAAAGAAATCTAAGAGCACAGTAAATAAGGCAGGAAACTATACGAAGCCTTCAATGAGAAAAGCTTTATTTAATCGCATCAAAGCAGGAGGCAAAGGTGGTGCTCCCGGACAATGGTCAGCACGTAAAGCTCAGATGTTAGCTAAACAATATAAATCAAAAGGTGGAGGCTATAGAAGCTAATGCCACATTATACTAAACCATTAAAAAAAGTAATAAAAGGATTAAAAAAAGCGTCTAAGCTTCATGCTGGTCAAGCTAAGACTTTAAGTAAAGTAATGAAAGATCAAAAGAAGGGGTATAAGAAAGTTGTCAAGAAAAAAAAGAGATCCTAAAGTTGGCACTGGAAAAAAACCTAAAGGCAGTGATCGCAGATTATACACAGATGAAAACCCAAAAGATACCGTTAGTATAAAATTTGCTACACCAACAGACGCTAGGAAGACCGTAGCAAAAGTAAAAAAGGTTAATAAACCTTACGCAAGAAAAATACAGATTTTAACAGTTATGGAGCAACGTGCTAAAGTTATGGGAAAAACAGAAGTTGTGAGCATAGCAAAAAAAGCAAAGGAAAGTTTAAAGAAAGCCAATGAACGAAAAAAGAAAAAGGTGTAAGACTTGCGAATGTTACGATTGCGATTGCGAAGAATGCTCATGCGATTGCCATCATAATGATAGAGTTCTTACTGATCTTCATGATCGAGAATCAAATAGTCAATCAGACACAAAGATTTAAAAGCATTGACAGATGCTTGTATTTCGCAGAAAAACTGCATAACCAACCCCAAATACCAACAGAGGATGGAAATAAAAGAATAACTGCATATTGTAAACCTGTAAGGAAGTAAAATGTTAGCAGAATTAGCAGCTGCAAATGCTGCCTTCGGTGTAATCAAAAGTTTCGTTTCCAACGGAAAGGAACTAGCTAGTTGTGGCAAACAAATTTCTGATTTTGTTTTCGCTAAAGAAAAAATAGAAAAGGAGGTTAATAAACAAAAAGCTAAAGGAGTTGGAGGTGGAGATTTAGAAGAGTTCATGGCTCTAGAGGAGCTAAGACAAAAAGAAGAAGAACTCAAACAAATAATGATATATGTGGGTAGACCGGGATTATGGGCAGATTGGCAGAAGTTTCAAGCTCAAGCAAGAAAAGCTAGAAGAGAACAAGAAAGATTAGATCAGAAAAGAAAAGAAGAGATTATGACAGTGGTACAATGGGTTGTTGGAGTCTCTTTAGCCTTTACAGGATTCGTAGCTGTGATATACTATGCTGCAAAGTGGGCAGGTAAAATATGATACAGTGGATATTAAAATTATTTCAAAAACAAGGTGATTTATCAAAGCATAGACTTCATACAACTAAGTATGAAGATTTGTGTATGTAAGAGGACATTATGGCATTAGCAAAATCTCAAAGGAGTTTGAAAGCGTGGGGTAAACAGAAGTGGAGAACTAAATCAGGTAAACCTAGTACACAAGGACCAAAAGCAACTGGTGAACGTTATTTACCTTCAGCGGCAATTAAGGCTCTTTCTGCCAGTGAATATGCCGCCTCTTCGGCTGCTAAACGAAAAGCAAAACGAGCAGGTAAACAGGTGGCTAAACAACCCAAAAAGATTGCAAAGAAAACATCAAGATTTCGTAAATTTAGTTAAAGCGAAAGAATTAGCAAAAGCACGAAGATTACAGGAAAATATAGATAATGATACAAGCATTGATAGGACCAATAGCAAATCTCGCAGGAACGTGGTTTCAAAACAAACTAGAAAAAACAAAGGCAGAAGGTAAGGCAAAAGTAGCAGAAGCAAAAGCTAGAGCAACTGTAGCTGAGAAAGTGGCTTCAGGTAAAATAGAGTGGGAAGGCAAAATGGCTGATGCTACAAATGATTCGTGGAAAGACGAATTTGCTTTAGTTGTGCTGTTAGCACCTGCGATACTTGTTTTTATTCCGGGAATGAGAGAGTATGTTCAAAAAGGATTTGAAGTGTTGGCTACGTTACCTGATTGGTATCAATACCTATTGTATATAGCTATATCTGCATCATTTGGTATCAAAGGTGTAGGTCAAGCAGCTAAAATGTTGAAACGCAAATGAACCTCAAAACCTTGACATTTTTAAAGCTATCTGATATAACAAGTAGAATATCTGTATATTTTTGGCATAAGCACGTAAAAGAAATACGTAAGCAACAGTACGAGCAAGGACTCAGACCATGAACATAGATAAATTAAGAGAAGAAGTCACTTTTGACGAGGGCGTGAAATATGAAACATACCATTGCAGTGAAGGGCATTTGACCGGGGGCATCGGACATTTGATCACTGAATGGGATGAAGATTATTATGACAAACCTATAGGAACTTCTATACCAAAAGAAAAAGTCAATGAGTGGTTTGCAAAAGATATAGAAGTATCTATTAACGATTGCAAAGATTTGTTTAATAATTTTGAGGTCTTACCTGAAGATGTACAAAGAGTATTGGCAAATATGTCTTTTCAATTAGGTAGACCAAGATTAGGCAAATTTAAAAAAATGATTGCTGCAGTAGAGGTACAAGACTTTGCTGAAATGGCAAATCAAATGGAAGATTCAAGATGGTTTAGACAGACCCCTAAAAGGGCACAACGTTTAATTGAAAGAGTAATTAGACATGGAGTACCTTCATGAAGAAAAGAGAATTAACAGATAGACAAAAAAAGTTTTTAGAAGTTTTATTTGAAGAAGCCAATGGCGATCCAGTAAAAGCAAAAATGATTGCAGGATACTCAGAGCATTCTTCTACATCTTCTATTGTGGCTACAATGAAAGATGAAATCATGGATGCTACACAACTTTACATGAGTAGAAATGCACCTAAGGCGGCAGTGGCTATGGTTAGTGGTATAGATGATCCAACACAGTTAGGTATTAGAGATAGATTGGGTGCAGCAAAAGAATTACTTGATAGAGTAGGTTTAATTAAAACTGAGAAAGTACAAGTCGAAGCATCAGGTGGAGTGATGCTATTGCCACCAAAGAAGAAGTAATGAACAGAAGTTTAGGAAAGTGGAAGTTACCACAACCAACAGATTTAAAAGACGAAGAAGAAAAAGAGTGGATACAGATACCACGAATAGCAAGAACAGTACCCTTTGGCTACGCAATAAATGAAGAGGACTCTGAATTGCTTGATCCTGTGCCTTATGAGTTAGAGGCTTTAGAATTAGCTAGAAAACACGTAAAACAATTTTCTTATCGTGAAGTAGCTAATTGGCTAACAACTAAAACAGGAAGAGATATATCTCACGTAGGATTAAGAAAAAGATTAATGCATGAGCAACAACGTAAGAACAAGGCTAGAACTCTTAGAAAATGGTCCGAGTACGCCCAGAAAGCAATCGAAAAAGCGAAAACCATCGAAGAAAGTCGAGTCGGAGCAAAAGCCTAGAGTTATAGAAGATATTGAAAGCATGCCTGTTGAAGAACAGAATGTTGTTTTCAAACCAAACGAAGGACCTCAAACAGAGTTTCTTGCTTCTCCTGAAAGAGAAGTTCTCTATGGGGGTTCTGCAGGTGGTGGTAAGTCGTATGCTATGTTAGCAGACCCACTACGATATATGAGCCATCCACAATTTAGTGGATTGCTACTAAGACATACGACAGAAGAACTAAGGGAACTTGTTTGGAAGTCAAGAGAATTATACCCTTTAATATACAAAGGTATAAAGTGGTCAGAAAGAAAGATGCAATGGGTAGCTCCATCAGGTGCAAGACTATGGATGTCCTACCTAGACCGTGACGATGATGTATTAAGATATCAAGGTTTAGCTTTTAGTTGGATAGGCTTTGACGAATTAACTCAATGGGCAACACCATTTGCGTGGAACTACATGAGATCAAGACTCCGTTCTACTGCTCCTGATTTACCAGTGTATATGAGGGCAACAACAAACCCCGGAGGTCCGGGTCATCAGTGGGTTAAGAAGATGTTTATTGACCCAGCACCATATGGGAGATCATTTGATGCCACAAACATTGAGACAGGAAAAGTTCTTAAATATCCTGACGGACACGAGAAAGCAGGTGAAGCATTATTTAAAAGAAGATTCATACCTGCTAGACTATCTGATAATCCATATTTATCAAGTCAAGGAGACTACGAAGCGATGCTTCTTTCCTTACCTGAACACCAACGTAAACAGTTGCTTGAAGGTGATTGGGATATTAAAGAAGGTGCTGCTTTCACTGAGTTTAATAGGGATGTGCATGTTGTTGAACCTTTTAACATTCCAAGAAATTGGGTTAAGTTTCGTGCATGTGATTATGGTTATGGGTCTTATAGTGCTGTGTTGTGGTTTGCTGTTTCTCCAGATGAGCAACTTATACTATATAGAGAGTTATACGTTTCTAAAGTCCTTGCCACAGATTTGGCAGAAATGGTACTAGACTTAGAGCAAGAAGATGGTAATATAAAGTATGGTGTACTTGACAGTTCTCTTTGGCATAAACGTGGCGATACTGGTCCTTCGCTTGCTGAACAAATGATTATGAGAGGATGTCGTTGGAGACCATCAGACAGAAGTAAAGGTAGTCGTGTGGCTGGTAAAAACGAAATACATAGAAGACTACAGATAGACGAGTTTACAGAAAAACCTAGAATGGTATTTTTTAATAATTGCACTGAGACTATAGCTCAGATACCTGCAATACCTCTTGATAAAAAGAATCCTGAAGATGTGGATACAAGAGCAGAAGATCATATCTATGATGCATTAAGATATGGTGTAATGACTAGACCTAGATTTAGTATATTTGATTATGATCCTATGGGTGTACCAAAACAAAATATGCCCGTAGCTGACGCAACGTTTGGATATTAATATGGCAGAAGAAGACATTCCTATGGAGGCAGAATCAGTATCTTTAGAAGATAGTGAGGATACAACAAAAACTGATGAGGGAACAAATAATATGATCCCATTCATCATGGGTAAGTATTATAAAGCTGATGACTACCGAGATCAAGATGAACAGAGATGGTTGAAAGCGTACCGAAACTATAGAGGGCTCTATGGTTCAGATATACAATTTACTGAGGCAGAAAAATCTAGAGTTTTTATAAAAGTAACAAAGACAAAAACATTAGCAGCCTATGGTCAGATTGTTGATGTTTTATTTGCAAATAATAAATTTCCGTTGAGTATAGAGCCAACGGAGTTACCAGAAGGAGTAGCAAAAGATGTTTCATTCGATCCTAAAGAACCTGAAGGAATGGGCAGTAATCTCATGGAATCGCCTTATGGATTTCGTGGCGATGGCATGGATTTACCTAAGGGAGCAACTGAGAAGAGTTTACAAGAAAGGCTTGGTCCTTTGCAAGAAAAGTTGTCAGAAGTTGACAATCTTAAAGAAGAAGTTGGTAAAACGCCTACAGCGATAACATTTAGTCCTGCCATGATCGCAGCTAAATCTATGGAAAAGAAGATCATGGATCAGCTTGAAGAATCAGGAGCTAACAAACATTTAAGAAGCACAGCATTTGAGATGTCTTTATTTGGAACTGGGGTCATGAAAGGACCTTTTGCAACAGACAAAGAATATCCTAATTGGGGTGAAGATGGTGAATACGATCCAGTATTTAAAACTATACCTCAAGTGTCTCATGTATCTGTATGGAACTTTTATCCTGATCCTGATGCAACAAACATGGATGACGCTCAGTATGTAATTGAAAGACATAAGATGTCTAGATCACAATTAAGAGCGTTAAAAAAGAGACCTCATTTTAGAGAGCAAGTCATAGAAGAGGCTATAGCTGCTGGAGAGAACTACGTAAAGAAATCTTGGGAAGACGATCTCTCTGATTACGTATCTGAACATGACATCGAAAGATATGAGGTACTAGAGTATTGGGGTAATTGTGATGTTGATATGTTAGTAGAACAAGACATCGAAATACCAAAAGAGTTTGAAGCTCTAGACGAAATACAAATAAATGCATGGGTATGTAACGGTAAACTTTTAAGAATGGTTATTAATCCATTTAAACCGGCAAGAATACCTTATGTAGCTGCACCATATGAACTAAATCCATATTCATTCTTTGGTGTAGGTATAGCAGAAAACATGGATGATACACAGACATTGATGAATGGCTTTATGAGAATGGCTGTTGATAATGCTGTATTATCAGGTAATCTTCTTATAGAAGTCGATGAAACAAACTTAGTGCCGGGTCAAGACTTATCTGTGTATCCGGGAAAGGTATTCAGAAGACAAGGAGGTGCTCCGGGACAAGCTATTTTTGGAACAAAGTTTCCTAATGTGGCTGGAGAGAACTTACAGTTGTTTGATAAGGCTAGACAATTAGCAGATGAAAGTACGGGTTTACCTTCTTTTGCTCATGGTCAAACAGGTATATCAGGGGTAGGCAGAACTGCTTCAGGTATATCTATGCTGATGAACGCTGCAAGTGGAAGTATAAAAACTGTTATTAAGAATGTAGATGACTATTTACTAAAACCTTTAGGCGAAGGCTTATTTAAATTTAATATGCAGTTTGATTATGATCCTCAAATAAAAGGTGACTTAGAAGTAAAAGCTAGAGGCACAGAAAGTCTTATGGCTAACGAAGTTAGATCACAGAGACTTATGCAATTCTTACAAGTATCTTCTAATCAAGCACTTGCACCATTTGCAAAATTCCAATATGTTATCCGTGAGATAGCTAAAGCTATGGATTTAGACCCTGACAAGGTTACAAACAATATGGATGAAGCTGCCTTACAAGCAGAGTTAATGAAAGGATTTCAAGGACCCCAACAAGCTCAAGGTGCTCCAGCAGGAACAGACCCTAGTGATCCAACAGGAGCAGGTGGAGGAACAATAGGTACGGGAGTAGCACCGACACCACAAGAGCAAGGATTTACAGGAAGAGATCAAAGTGGAGAACAAGCAAATACTCAGCCAACTCAAGGCGTTGGTCAACAACCCCAAGGTAATCCAACCGTTCAATGATTACTTGGATTATAAGATTAGTGAACAACATAAAATTATGGAACAATCTGAAGACTTAATTACATTACATAGAGCACAAGGATATATAATGGCATTAAAAAGATTAAAGATGTTACGAGATGAGGTAAATGCAAAATAGTTTAAATGATCAGATGGATACTTTGTTTAAGCCTAGTAATGTTCAAACTTTAGATGAAACAGTAGATGATTTTAAAGAAATAGGTACAGGTGTTCTAACAGGAACGATAGCTATTCCTTCTGATATTGTAACAGGTGCAGAGATGGCTAATACTTTTTTAGCTGACTACACTAACAATCCTATGGCTATGTTATTAAAAGATAACTTACAGACATTAGAAAAACAATATGGCAGAGGAGCATTTGATAAAGGGTTTGAAGAAATAACAGGAATAAAATCAGATGTAGCAAATCCAAATCAACTTGTAGGAGAAATACTTTCGCCAACAGGAGCTTTTCTAACGCCTTTAAAATTAACAAAAAAGTTATCTGATACTGCATCGGGTATATATGATACGATAAAAAATACATTATCTAAGAGTGACTTTGTAAAAAGTGATTTAGTTACAGAGGGTGGTTATGCTGATCCTATAATGAACATACCTAGAAAAGATGTAGACATAAATAAACCAAAGATAGATTTTAATATAGTTGGAGAAAATACATTTATAGGAAGAGATAGAGCAGATAAGTATAGAGAGGCAGAATATAAAGCGTTAGTAGAATCTGGTACTGCTAAAAGAGAGCAAGTTCCTAGTGATCCTACAGGAATAAAAGATCGTAATACTAGAGAAGCTATATCTAAAAAAAATTATGATATGCTGACACTACCTCAAAAACAAAAATTATACCAAGAGACAGGGGTATATAGAGGGGTTGACGGAAAACTTAGATACGCTTTAGACACAAAAGAAGCCACACTAAAAATTGAAAATTTTAAAAGAGACGGAGATACTTTGTTAGTTGAGAGTCTTCCAACAAATACTAAGTTAAAAGATATTTTAAATTATGAAGATTTATTTAATTCATATCAATTGCCAATAAAAATTGATGGTTTTGAATTTGGTTCTATGAGAGATATTAAAATAGAAGTAGTTCCTGCAAAAGAATTAAAAAATAAAACAGCGGCAAGTTATAATCCATACACAGATACAATTAGAATATCTTCAAATACTTCAGATAATATACTAACTGACGTAATGCACGAAGTTCAACACGCAGTTCAGTTTAGAGAGGGTTTTGATTCTGGATCAAGTGTAGCTGCTGAAATAAAAAAAATATCTCCTGATGTATTTAATAACAAAAATCAAATCGTAGGAGGCTATAGACATGACAGCGTATTACTAAAAAGAAAACAGAGAAACGAATTAAATGAATTATTTAATAATTTTAATGACACAACTAAAGATATTTTAAGTAATACTTATTTTTTAAATTTTAAAAATTTAACAGGTGAGGCTAAGACTCTATTAAAACAAAAGTATAAAAATTTAAATGAAGAAGAATTAGGTTTTCTTGCAGACGCAATATCATCTGATCCAAAAGAAAAAATAAAACAATTAAAAACGGGTATAGAGGATATGACAACTACTCTAGCCAAAAGAGAAAAAGAAAGTTATTTAAAATATGGTGATTTATTTTTAAAAGTTGACCCTATGGAAGATATGGGTAAGTTTAGTTTTAGTGATGCTAACATAATAAATCTATTAGCTGATTTTAAACCTTTTAAAGAATACATGAAAAAAAGAATAGACAATTTAGTAGAAGAAGAAAAGTTAAATAAAATATATGATAAGGCTGAGACAGCATACTATGGAAAGGCTGGAGAGGTAGAAGCTAGATTTGCAGAGACTAGAAAGAACTTTGTTAATCTTATACCTGAAGAAGAACAATTTTACAAATCAGTAGGAACTAATATTCCTTTAGACACAAGAGCTAGAAGAATAGATACTATGGCAAAAGAGGGTAAATAATATGACTGAAGTAATGGACATGTCAAAACTAATAGCTGCGGCTAAAGAAAAGGGTCTTAGCGAAGAAGAGTTTAGAGCTTTACTACCTTTGATGATTGAAGCTCAAGATTTAATAAATAAAGATAGAATGAAAAAAGCCAAAGGTGGAGATATAGGACAACAAATGGAGATGTTCCAAGACGGTGGTCTAAAAGATGAAGGTGGAACAAAAGACCCTGTATCAGGCAATGATGTACCTCCGGGAGCTACGCAAGAAGAAGTAAGAGACGATATCCCAGCACAATTAAGTGAAGGGGAGTTTGTATTTCCAGCAGATGTTGTAAGATATATTGGTTTAGAGAAGTTAATGACCATGAGACAAGAAGCAAAGATGGGTCTCAAGATGATGGATAAGATGGGTCAGATGGGTAACTCAGAAGAAGCAACCATGCCGGATGATATGCCATTTAGTATAATAGACATTGAAATAGCTGAAGATGATGACGAAGAAGAAGATAAAGATAAAACAATAAAAGCTAATACAGGAACTTATGTACCACCTGCAATAGCAGAACCTGCCCAATCATTTAGATATGCTCCAACAACAAATCAACCAAAAAAAGAAGGAAGAGCAACCTTTGCTAGTCTAATGGGAGATGTAGGAGGTCCTGACGAGTATAGAACATTTATAAATGATCAAGGAGTAGAGATACAAGTTCCATATAAGAACGATGAGTTATTTACTGGATTTACTGTTCCTGAAGGATTTTACCCAAAGACAGAAGAAGTTAAATCTGAAAGAGTTACAAGTACAAAAGTAGATACAGCAAAAGTAGACCCCGAAGTTTCTGATGGTGATGATGGAGATGACTTTGCTACATTGGGTGGAGCAAGGGTAGATGTAGGAGGCAGAGAGTTTGCTTTAGGCTATAATTTTGATGGTTCTATTACATTAACTGATCCAAAAACAAAAGAATCTCAAACATATGCTAAAGACAATCCAATAACGCAAGATGTTAAAGCTGTAACAACTAATCAAATAGTTGAACTAGGTAGAGTGTTGCCTGCAGGAATGACAACAACTGCAATAAACAAAGGATTACAAAAAATTGGAATTAATGTACCGGGAAATACTAAGCTAGATGATATTAAACAAAAGGCTATAGATGCTAAAAACAGATTAGATAATACTTTTTCTTTAGTTGGCACAGACCCAAGTTCAATAGTAGGAAAAGATATGAAAGGTATACAAGAAGGATTACAACGTGATGTCAAACCCACTACATCTGCAGGAATAGGTGCAAAAGGACAGCAGTTAACTATGCAAGATTTAGCAGATGCTGTGTCTAGTCCTACTATAGAGAATGTAAATGTAGAAGGAGCACCACCAACAGCAGTTGGTTCTAGTGAAGATTCTTCGGGATATGGTTTAGATGATTCTCCAACAACAGAAGGAGTGGACACAAGCGATCCAGACTCTACAGACATGGGAATTGGATTTAAACAAGGTGGACTTGCAAAGAAAAAGAAAAAGACTAAAGTTAAGAAAAAGAAGCGAAGTGGATTAGCTTCTAAAAAATAATCCACATATGTACTAGC